TAATCCCATCAATCAGGTTAACACGCCGCAGCAGTGTTCGCAGGGATCCAACAACCTCACCAAAGTTCACTCGCGAGCGATGTGATTCAATAGTGGCTGAATTCGTTCCCACGGACATCTCCTGTCCAACTCGTTCCTCCTGATATTCCTCCGATTGAATGGTAAACACTGTCTCATTTTGGGGTGCTCTACAAGGGTTCGCAAACTCAATGTTTTCAGCAGCCCGCACAAAGACCTGCATCTCCACGGTCGAGGAAGTGACGGGCGCGGTAAGTAACGTAAGCACCTTAACGGAAATCATTCCGTTATCAAAGGTATCGGCATACGTCAAAGCCGGTCCTGTAGATGTCGTATACCTACTAGACACGTAGTCATTATAAGTATAGCACCAAGCCAATGCTTGCTGGTAGGGAATCCGCACGTCCACCTCTGTTTCCTCGCCCAGATCCACAATCTTGTTGAATGTGACAGGGCCTGTATCTGCAGTAGACTGCACTGAGGCGTTGAAGGGGTCATACGAAATGCGCACTCGCCCCTTGTGAAAGGGCGTAGCAATGAACCGGAATGTGAAGATGATATCCCCACGCCAGCTCTTGAAAAGCTGCGCCACTAAGGACATTGGAGTTTGTTGCACAAGGCTCTGCACTACTGTGCCTCCCAAGTTCATACTTGGGGTAACCTTTGCTGTGAACAATGCTGTATCAACTGCGGTTGCAGTTGTCCAAGAGGAAGAAGTCAAAAACGATTGACGCCCAGCAAACTTCGAGATGGCCAACTCATCCTCACCGGTCAAACCGATAATGCTTGGGTCAATCGAAAGTTCATTCTTGGCGTCTAGGGTCAGCTTCTCTACAGGGTATCCAATCTCTGGTGACGCAAATTGCGGAAAGGGAGACGGTCGATATGGTAAAGTAGGGTCAATGACAGGCACATTGGTAAAACCAAAAAGCTTGGCTATCCCAGCCACAGCACTTGCACCCATCTCTGTTGCTGTCGCAAATTTCCCAATAAAGGGTATACTCTTTAGCTTGTTAGCTATCGTAGCAACAGTACTTGCTGGTCCGGACACTGGTCCTGTCCCATATTCATCCGCTTGCATTGCCAATCCCACGCTGGGCCCAGCCAAGACTACGTCTTCAGCCCAGGCATACACCTGAACAGACACGGAATTGCCTGTGGCTCCATTTGCACTTCGCAGCACATTATAAATGATCATTCGTAGAGTGCCCATATCCGTAAAATCCTGAGCAACCTGTGCTTTAAGATAAGCACGTGGATAGAAGAATGGCAAAGTCATTTCAGCCCCTTCCGAGGCTTGAGGCTTCAACCACACTCCAGGTTGCTGTGAATAAGGAATCAACTCTGAATTCGCTTGACCACCAGCAGTGCCACTAATGATAGTGGATTGCTTGAAGTTTGGCAGCGGTTGGTAACAGGCACGCATCGATCCATACAAAAATGGAGACGCATTGATGACAAATTTCACCTTCAAATTCGCCCTCAAAAAGCTAAAGTTATTCAACTTAAACTTGATGTTGGCATTGTTAAAGAAGAGATTCCAAGGGGAAATTGTCTGCGAAATACCCACTGCATCAGCTTGCGACCATGTAAAGTTGAGAATTCGTACAGGGCGAGACAAGAATTCCTTCAAGCCCGCCGATGTAACGGCATCTGCTGTATCAATGGAGCTAGCGATTGATGGGTAACCGATGTTGCTACCTGTCGCCGAGTCAACAAATGCTGTGGTCTCAGACTCTGTCATAGCCATCTCTTGGACGGCTGGAGCTAGAATTGTTTCTTCAGACTGTATCTGACAACTCCAAGCATCCAAACATGAGTCACACTTCACTTGCTGTACTGTCCCAATCGAAAATTCCATGGGACGTTCACACTGCGGACAACTAAGGAAGAAGTCTACAATGTCAGTTCTGTTGTTGTTTTGTTTTTTGTTTTCTTGTTTTTGTGTTTTGTTTCGGAATACTTAAACGCCTGAGATTCCGTAGTCTTCGGGCGAGTTCTCATTTTTGTCGACACCCAGTATCGCTCCCCTGAATAGGGGGGTCCTTAGTGAAGGACGGGTTTACATGAAAAATGCACACTCACTAATATACAAAATGCAGAAAATATATACATGCAGATCACTCATCACGTGGGGACTACTTCGGCACAATAGTGCGCGGGTGCTCACCAACACACCCTCGGGTTCTTTGCGTCTCCATTCCAAGAGACGACTTCTCGAAGCGAGCACACAGCTCGCTCCATGTTGGAAAAGACTTAGCTTTCACTTCGTGGTGGATACCCGCCTCAAGGGCAAGATTCCACAACCAAGCACGTTCGCGTTCAAAGGTTTCTTTTCCATACCAAAACCACTCATTGACTGCCGCTGTAATCAACGACGCCATGTGTACTTCCGGCGATTCTGTTTCACTTGGTGTTCCTACCGTCAGCATCTTGTGGATCGATGCCACTTCCAGTGGACACACCACGGCTCCAATGTCATCATCCCATCTCCATGTCCTCTTCAGGTACGAAACCTCCCGAATGTGGATGAAGGGACGTGATTCACTCTCTTTGTCAGCCATGGTGTACTCCACCCCAATAGAGGCTAGGGTTTCCTGAATGGCAGTGTGGTTGAACCACGATGCTAATGGGCTCACGCCCATAGCGTTGTCATCGCCATATGTCAGGAGGTTAACATGCTTCTTGAAGTTCTCCACTTGTGCGTAGCCCTTGAGCTTCAGCGGGGAGAGTTCCAAATAGCAGTACCTCATATACAGCGCGTTCACCAAACAGTTGATGATGACAGTCAAGGGATGTCCAGATGGGTTTGACCCAAAGAACTCAACCAAATCACCTCCGAAGTTGACTACCGAGTAGGCAGTATCCTCAGCAATGCAGTGGATCACAATCAGCTCTTCTTCTGTCCACCCTGCTTCACGCAAGATTTCACTCAGAATCCAAAAGGCTTCAAGGATCAACAAAGCTGCCATCTTTTTGTCGAACTTGCCATAGTCACCTGCAATCAATCGGTCAACGCCATGTCGAGTCAGGTAGTCAAAGTATTGCTCCCATTCCAGTGTCTGAGTCGCGCACCCTGGGGATGCCTCAAACACAAATGGGTTCTCCTGAATCACCTTGACGGTTGTCAGTAGATACTTCCGCACCACGAACGACCAGTCCGCTGGCGCGCCCGTGAAAACGCGCACTTTCCCAGCAGCCACCTTGGCTCGAGAACGTGGTTCATCCTTCAACTGCCCGCTGAATACTGGGCACGCCCGCTGTCCACGGGCATAGCATGTCTCGATGTGAGCAATGCGATCGAGCACCTCAGGATTGAAATACTTGACGTTGATATCTCCTTCAAGAAAATGTTTCTTGGCCTTGCAATACGGTTCACCCATGGATGATTTGAAATTCATCTTATCAAT